ATGTAAGTGCTTGCTGCTTTACCGCTTTAGAAACTGCTGAGAGTTGCTGGTCAGCCATGAAAGTTCTTGCAATAGGTAAGTCTTTCTTGAACTGAGCGATAAGAGTTGTCTTAGGAGCAGGAGAAGAAACTGTTGCATTCTTGTTAAGTCCTACGTCGTTAAGAGTCTTGTCAAAGTAACCTCCACCACCGATGACAGTTGAAACAACTGCTGCATTGGTTGCTGTATCTTGTGTAAACACAAGAGGGTCAGTAGCAAGAGCTTTTCCTGTTACTGCTTGTTCTGTTGTTGCCTCATCAAAAAGCTTATCAAGAGCGGTCTTGACTAGGTTTAGATTCGGGCTGGTATTCTGATCCATAGTGTTATTTTATGATTAGAGATTAATAAAGTTTATTCAAAAATTGTAGAACCGTATGAATAAGCAAAGTAAACAGTACCTGTCTGAAACTCTCCACCAACAATTACAACAGCGTTAGCAGTGTTATCTGCTGCAGCTGTATCGATTGTCCAAGCACCACTTGTAAGGTCAAATATCACACGCTTGTAGTAAAGCGCGTCAATTTCAGCTTGTGTGTCTGCCGCAGCAAATGACTTAGCCTTAGCAGCGTAAATCATACCAGGGAGAGGAAGCCATACTTGTACGTTTCCTGCCGCTGATGCTGTTTCAGATGAATCTGACTTTGCAATACCAGTAAATCTCTGTGATGATGTACCATCAGCGTCCACCATGATTGCTACTGCACCGGCTGATCCTGCTTTTGTAGGCTCACCAGCTTTTATAGAAGCGGTTGTACCTGACGCCACAATAGGGGTCTGAGAAAAAGGAAGCTCAATTGGTGACAGTACTTTTATGTCGTATCGTGCCATAAATTTAGTTAATGTAAATTAAAACTTTGTAAGTTACAGAAACCTTTGTGACCTGGCTATTTAGGTCTCGCAGCAATGATTTGCTCTTTGGTCATATTGAATGGTGCACTCATGAATGGAAGTTCTTCAGCTGATAGCTCTAGAACTTTCTCACTCTTTCCTGCCCCACCTGAACCGTTTGAGTGTTGTCTTGCCTCGCCTTTCCTTACAACTTCCTCTGCTATTTGACTGTTTTTAACAGAGTTTACGATTGCTCGCGCAAGTTTAAGGTCTTCGGCTGGATTACCAGTAGTACGGATGGTGTTTTTTATATGATATTGAACGAGAGCTTTTTCTGTATCGTCAGATATGTCTTCTGTAAGATCAAGTGCAGTTTTCACAACACTTTTTGCTTGCATTTCTCGGAGCATACCCTTTGTTACAGGCGTGTCATCGTCTTCGTCTAAGTCATTTGACTCTTCACCTTCCATTTCTCGGAGCTGTTCCTCAATACGTTGTTTAGTATAAAGTAGTTTCTCTTTCTTGGTTCTTCCTTCGCCTTTATTCTGAACTTTCTCAAGTTCTTTTTTCAAAGGATTCTGTTCGTCAGGTTTAGGAGCGTCTGCCCCTTCTCCTTCCTTAGTTACAGGAGGTATAACTTTTTCTTTTTCCCCATCTCCTTTATTTATTTCAGTCATATATTGATATTTGCGTTATAGCCGCAAGTGCGTTTTTGTGCATCTCTCTTTACGTGAGAGGTACGTTATGTTATTAGTGTAATACTTCCACGATAGAATGCAAACCGTTACCTGTTCATAAGTGTGGATATCATTGTCTCCTCTTGATCCATTACCCACAGGGCTGCTTTAGCAAATAGTATCATATCCGAGTTAAGACCTTTATGGACTCCTTCGTTGACAGCTATAAACCTGATTTGCTCGTTAATAAGTTTCCTCGAAAAAGAATCATTAAGAGCTTTACAGCTTTCTTTTAAAGCTATCAATTGCTCTTGACTCAGCTTCTTGCCGTTCACATAGACGCTACCATCTAGATCGTAAGCAAATACGTCCCTGAATGGAAGCGCACCGATGTTACTTAGAAGCACAGTGGTAACCCTAGCCTTATCTTCGCCGGTAATACGAACACTACGCAGAGCGAGCACTATTACTTTTGAAAGTAGCTTACTAAGCATTCTTCTTTGCTTTCTTTAGCTTAGGAGATTCTTCAACCTTTTCCTCTTCTGGCTCAACAACAAGACCACCAATAAGGATATATTCTTCTTTGATTTCTGCTTCTGTACCATTTCTTGAGACTAGTTTTGCAATTGCTCGCTGTAACTTTGCGGGATTTGCTGCCCATGTATATAGTTTTGACATATATTTATTACTTAACACACTTTTTATAATTTTTAACACTTTTCCCTGTTGCCACTTGCTTATGAAGAGGGAGTTGTTTGTTTGCTTTTTTAATAATTTTGTATTAAGCCATAGCCATGGGCTGAGGAATTTCAGCTGTCGGCTTCTGACCCATTATTTGACTAATCATATCTTGGTTTCCTCCTTCTGGCTTCTTGAATTGATCAGGATCACCATCGGAGAATTCCTCAAGCACATATTTGTCGACCACTGCTTGAGGGTTGATGTAAGGCATAACACGTGGATCCATAAGCATGTTGAATGCTCTGTCCTTTCGTAGTTTATCAGTACCCATAGAGCGTGACACTATTTGTTCTGCATCCATTCGTAGTGCAAAGGTTGTTCTTGCGAACTTGTAAGGGTTAACTTTATAGTTACGAGTAGTGGCATCCATGCCTCCTGCTTTGTCGAACATATCCCATTCAAGGTCGTTAGCCTTCTCTTTGGTCATATGCTCTCCCATCATATCTGATGAGAACTCGATAGTGTTGGTAACGTCCTTACCTGCCTCCTTTCCCTGTAGCTTAATCTTTCGATACTTCATAGCAAGAGCTTCAGGCACAGTAGCGTCCACCTCACCTACCGTAGTGTGCATAATAATATCATCCATAACAAGTTCTCCTATCTGTACAACAAGGTCTGCAATCATAAGACCGAGTACTCCTAGAATAACCTGTGCGTTCTGCTCTGCTTTTTGAGTAGCGTATGCTGTCACGCCTTTTGAAGCAACTCCTGACTGGATCTTATCCTGTGTACTCTCAGACATATCATCTGTCTCTTGTCGCATCATAGCGAGTGCAGCTTGTAGGTTCGGACCAAGCTGATAAGGAGTCACAGATGCTCCCATTGGCATTCCTACAGTAGCACCAGGAACCATCACAGTAGAGTCCACCTTACCTACTCCTGACATAAAGAGTGGCTTAATAACATCAAGGTACGTTCCATCAAATGCAATCTGATGCATCTTGTTTTGTCCTGCATCGTCCCAGAACTCTTTAAAACATGCTGACTTGTAGTATGCAAAACGTCCTGCAGGGTCTAGTGGCTCGAAGCCTGACTTTGCAAAAGCATAGACAGGAATAGATACCCACTTGTTTGCAATGCAAGACATACGTCTGTGTTTGAATGGGTTAGAGTTATAGACATCTTCTTGAGTACCCATAAATACTCCTCCGACAAATGTTACCTCTAAGTCCTCACCACGATAGAGGATAGTAAGCTCTTGTACCATATTCTGGTCGGCTTCTGTCCACTCTACATCGTATAATGTTTGATTCTCTTGACCTGCCATGTAGTATCTAGTCTGTCCTGCTTGAACGTAGTCAAACAGGTCTTTACCACTCTGGTCTTTGTATCTACCTTGATAGATACCTCTTGCTTCGTCATAAGAGATTCTTCGTAGACGCACAATGTATGGCTGACGCTGAATGTCGGATGTATAGAAATCACCTAGCAGGAGTTGGTCTACAGGCACAATATGAAGACCGATACCCGACATCACTTCGTCTACCGCTTGCTCTACACGATATGTTCCGTCTGCGTTCTTTATCTTGATACGCTGTAGTGCTTCCACATATTCTACCTCTACGAATACCGCAGGGTTAACTAAAGCAGACGTTACCATAAACAAGAATTTCATTTCATAGTCCGCCTTCTTGAGGTGGTTCTCGATTAAGATACGCATAACCTTAGCAGTCATCTTATCCTCTTCGTCCTCTTCATCGTAAGCGTACGCCATAGGATAGAGCATACCTGCAATGAGGTGAGCTAGTATTCCGATAACTTTGTTACGTGCAGTATTCTTGCGACCCTTCCATCGCCACTTCTTGTCTGGTGCAACAGCTTCTACTCCAACATACGCACCGAACGTTTCTTGATCTAGACGTGTTCTTTCTAGGAGTGAGTATCCATCGAACTCGTTAAACGAGCGATGCTGTAGCCTCCAAGCTACATCGTAGTCTGTCTGCACTTGTGCAAACAGTTTCATTATTTCAGCAGGTGGTTGGTACGTTGAAACCGTTAACTTATTACCATTACCGTCAACTGGATTTCCCGATGCATCGGTCACTATACCTGAAATCATAATTTTTGTGTAGTTATTTCTAGCTCTTCTAGATAGTTTATAATTTTGTTGTACTTTCGACTATTACAACTTTTACATAACGGTTGCATATTAGATATATCGTCACTGCCACCCTTACTTATAGGAATGATATGATCTCTCGTTAGTGTAACATCAGGTTCTTGTTTTTTACAACACAAACACATAAAGTTGTACATAACTTTTAAGTTATTCCATTCTTGTGGTGAGTGACTTCCCAAAACTTTAATTTTTAGTATTCTCTCCCTATTCAATTTTAGCTTATGTTCGTATCCACCTTTCCATGTTGGATTATTTTCTTGTCTTTTTAAGAAACACGCACATTTGTTGCAGTTAGAAGCACTTATTAACTTATCGGCTCCACAAGAACACTTATTGTGGAATCTATGCTTATTGTTTTCTCTGAATCGTTTTTGTCTATCGGCATTAGACACATATAAAATATCTCCTTTACTCTTCAAAAGTGACGAATGATAACATTCTATATTACAAAACTTTTTATTATCTGATAAATACGAGGAAAAAGAAGAATTACAGAATAGACAAGGACTAGCAACTTTGCTTTTACCTACAAACTGCCCTGTTTTTGTATCTTTGTTTTTCACGTAGTTGTTATATTAACTATAACAAAAAAGTATCTAAACTTCTACTTGTTATGCACACCTAATAATCATGATACGAAACAGTTGTCTTCTGTTGATAGTCTCCTGGTGCGACAATCGTAGAAAAGGCATACCGGGTCGCATCTAGTGCATGATTCCACATGTCTATCGGGTCATTTAAAGTATCTCCGTCTTTATTTACCATCCAAGCGTAGTTCTCGTACTCTTCTTTTAGATGGACAGACCTCTTTGTGTAGGAGATCTTCTGGTCTTTAATAAATTGTATCCCTGTGTTCACTGAGCCTGGACCTTTAACCGCAGGAAGTATGTTTATATCGTATAACTTTATTTCATCAATACTCTTAGGTTCTGCGCTATCAGCTATGACCAAAGCATCGAGCTTCGTGCTTCGTATAAAATCAGCAATGTTTTTATTGCTCTGTCCTTTTCGATAAAGAAGCTCGTCTAAGATATATCCTCCATTAAAGTAGTACACAGCTACTATCGCTGTTGGGTCGTTAGAATAACCAAAGTCCATTCCTATTCTTTCAAGTCGTGCCTCGTAAGGGACAGCTTCGACTTCTTGCCAATTAGAATATATCTTCCCTTTAACTGTTTCAGGAACAAGTCCGGCAATCATATTGTAATAGTGGCTTGGACGAAAGACTTTGTACCCCTCATAACGCTGTTTCGTTTGTGGGTCAATGTTCTTCATATTGTCTTTATACGAACTTCTAATAGCAAGAGCGTCAGTTATCTCTGGCTTAAGTTCTGGTATATAGAAATCTTTAACATCCGATGGGATGACATTAAAAAATCTTCTTACTATCCAATGTGACTTAGGAGGTGGGTTAAGCAACAAGATTATTTTTATATCCCCTTTGATAGTACGAAGCGAGTCATCGAGTTGCATAAAGTCATCCTCTGGTATTTCATCAGCTTCTTCTATAATCACACAGTTGTAGTTTGCGAGAGACTTTAATTTTGCTTTCTGATCACTTGAAGACTTCTTAAAACCTACAGCATTAATACTGTTAGCTCCATAGTCAATCACCATTTGACTATCGTTGATGTGGAGTGCATCAAGTATTCCATTCTCTTCAGCACGGTCAGTTATTTCACGATAGATAGAGTTACGAATATCTCCTAGAACATAACGCATAATGGCACAACGAAAATACTCTGGTGCTGCTAATCGAGCGTTAGCATACTGAGAGGCAACAGTAGAGCGTCCTGCTCCACGACCTCCCATTAAAATGATGTATCGCTTATCTGTAGTGAAGAGTGGTCTATATACTTCGTTGACTAGTTGTTGCATTTGATATATGTTTGTAACTGATTATTCTGAGTGATATAAAGATGTCTTTTAAACTTCCATACCAAGCAGTTAGTTTTTGAATTATCTAGCACTTGCTTTTTATCTATAACTTTTGCAAAAAGAAAATAGATACTACTCCCTTTTCTTTGCTTAATACGATTTTTATAATGTTCTCTTCTCTTATTAAAGAAAATAAATATTTTACTCATCTTCTTTAAAGTTACCAAACATTATTGTATTCCCTTTGATTGCTTTACCATCAGAAGTGACATCTACTTTATCACCATACTTTTTTGGCTTCATTTTGGACATTGCCCATTTTAGATTGTCAGCTTTAAGTCTTACCGCTTGCACTACTGCACCGGATGCTTTAGGGTCTGCTGATCTCGCTTCTAGTAAAGCCTCATCACCAAAATCTAACAGTTGTTCCATATGAGCTTCGGTTCGCTCTTGACAAGCTCGCGCGTATTGTTCCACAAACTTTGGATATTTTGAGAACCAATTAAACACAGTAGAAATTGCAGGCATCTCTTCTCCTTTACAAACAGTCCTTAAAGATTTTCCTGTAGCTATTTCAAAACAAACAGAATCTGCTATTTTTTGAGTAAATTCAGAAGGTCTCCCATTTTTAACTTCTTTTTTTGCCATTGTCTTTATTATACACCTTACCAACCTCGTCAAGAAGTTCTCGTCCACTCTTTTGTCCTTCTACTTTTTTAGGAACAGGCAGTGGCTTTCGTAAGTCCACCTTATCACCTCCTAACTTGGATGATTAATTACTTTCTTCATCTGTAGTTGTTGCTCCGTGATTACACTGCTTAGGGTTCTCTGTAACAATAACAGCATTCGTAGTAGCTAAGGTTGAAGCTACTGAACAAGCGTTCTCAAGCGCTGCTTTGAGTACGAGGTACGGATCACGAACCCACTCTTCTACTACGAAGTCCTCAGGTGCTGATGACATGATCTGTTCGTAGATAGCAAGCAAAGGCTTCTTGAGAATGTCTCCTTCCTCAAGACTCTCTGATATCTCTTTGAAAGCAATACCTGCACCTTTTACAGTACCACCTTGATACGCAAGGCGTACAGCATTCACAGCGTCATCACACTTATCCTTTAACCTCTTTCTACTAACGTCAGTTCGTGCTCCAACCTTTAGGATAGCGAAGCCTCCTGTTAGTTGTGAGATACGTGAGCTTAGGAGCTTCTTAGCAAAGTCTGACTGCTCTCCACTAAGTCTCTTCTCTAGAACTTCTACTCGTGCAGCGATTGACTTTTGTGTTGCTTCGTTATCTTCGCCTGTTACGATAGCACTGTGAATCTTAGCAACTACCTTAGAAGCGAAGCCTACATCTGATAACTGCATATCGTGGAGTGCGGACTGTTCCATGTCGATGTATCTACCACCGAGTACTGCAGCCATATCTTTCATCACTTCTGCTTGGTCTGTATACGGAGCGTTGATAGGGAACACTTGAAGTCCAGTATTAGCAGACTCCATACAGAGCTTGATAGCCTCAGGCGAGAATGCTCGTCCAACAAACAACACTCCTACATTCTTCTTTTGCAGGATAAGTGGCTTGAAGATACTATCTCGTAAAGCGATGATATCAGTATCCTGTATAACGTAGTTTGTAAGGATAGTATGAACGTTTGCAAGCTCTAATGACTGGTCTTCTGGGTTAGTAACCACAAGAGATGTGCCAAAGCCATTATCTAGCTTTAAACCCTTGACAACTCGGATAGATGATGTTGGCTCTGCTGTTTCCTCGCAATTAATAACGCCATACTTTCCGATAGTAAATTGAGTATCTCCGATCATCTTCGCTAGCTCCTCGTCCTCTACCGATACCTTCGCAGAGTTAACAAGTTGCTCTAGTGTTTCGATAGGTGTAGCCATCTCTTCTAACTTCGCTATAACATTCTTTGATGATGTTTCAATCATACGAAGCACCTCAGATGGAGTCTTCCTAGCAATCAAAGTCTTTTCATTAGGTAGTAGCTTGATTGACTCCTTGAGGATTGCCTGAGCTAACGCCATAGATGATGATGTTGCATCCCCTACTTGGTCGTTTGTCTTAGCAGACGCTTCGTGGAGAATAGTCGCACCTCGTCTTTCAAACTCGTTCTTGATTGAACCTACTATCTCAGTCGACACTGTAAAGCCATCGTTAGTAACTCTATTCCCTTTCTCAATAAGCACATTGAATCCAAACGGACCCATAGTACTCTTCACAGCATCTGCTATGTAGTTCGCACCTTTAAGAACTTTGTTTCTAGCTTCTAATCCTACAATTGAAATCTTTGGTTGTACTGCCATAATGTTATTTATCTTTTTTCTTCTTTAATAAACGGTTTTGTAATTCCTCGCACTGGCACTCTGTTCCCTTTAATATCTACAAACTTTAACTTACGTCTGTCCTTTCTGTTTAGCTTCATTGCTTCTTCGTACATCATGACTGTTCTCGTTTAAGTTTTCTAGCTCTCACTAACTTCTTCGCTATCTTAAGCCTGTCGGCTTTCGATGTCTTTTTCCACCTAGCGAGAACACGCTCTCGCATAATACGAGAGCGTTCCTCTGGTGCAATTTTTGCCCATTGCTTTTTATTAGCTAAACTGTGTTTTTCGCTCATATACGCCAATTATATAGATAATCGGTATTGTACGCAAGATATACCGTGTGCATAACTACACTTTACAGGTAAACGTACACCATATATACTGTGTATGTTATGAACAAAGAAATACAATTACACAAAGAAGAAACAATTATTATAAATAAGGTGAAAGAATTAGATATAGTGGACTCGTCCACTATGGAGACAGCTACTGAAATGTTGTCACAACTTAACAAAACAAGTGACCGTATTACAGAAGAAACAGAAAAGGTTACACGACCGCTACTTGATGCTCTAAACGCAGAGCGTAAGCGTTGGAAGCCATCACTAGACTTACTAAAAGAGTCCATTGATATAGTTCGTACTAAGATTACTAAGTATCAAACAGAAGCACGAAGACTAGCACAAATAGAAGAAGAAAAGATAGCGGCTAGAATTGGTGATGGGCGTGGAAAACTTTCTATTACAACAGCTATAAAAAAAATAAACAATATAGAAAAAATAGAAAGTAATATAAAAACAGAAAGTGGATCAATATCTTTTAAGACAGTTATCCGTTTTGAAGTTATTGATTTAGATGCTGTCCCAAATGAATATTTACAAGTTGATGAAATAAGAGTTAGACAAGCACTAAAAGATGGTAAACAAATAACAGGAATAAGAAAATATACTGAAGATATACCAATCAATAGAAGATAGTTGTTTCTACTTTTAACTAATGGTATACTAATATTATGGTATACATTAAAAATCAGAAAGCTTGGAATAAAGGAATACCAATGAGTGAAGAACAAAAACTTAAAATAAGTAGTTCTAAAAAAGGTAAAAAAATAGCTAAAAGAGTTTTTAAATCTCTTTCTGAAAACCATAAAAAAAATATAAGTAGAAGACTTATAGGTATAAAAAGACCTTATAAAAAAAGAGGACCGATGTCTGATGAAACAAAAAGAAAAATTAGTGAATCTCATAAAGGTAAAATTGTGTCTCAAGAGACAAAAGACAAGATTAGGAAAGTTAATGTTGGTAAAAAATTGTCAAAAGAATCTTGTGAAAAAATGAGACAAAGACAGTTAAATATTTCTTTGGAATATAGAATAAAAGTAAGGAATGGGATAAAAAAAGCGATGCTTGAAGGAAGACATAGTGGATATAAAGGAGGTATTACAAAAATTAATGAAACAATAAGAAAATCATTAGAATACCGTTTATGGAGAGAAGAAGTGTTTAAAAGAGATAGTTGGACGTGTGTAATTTGTAAAAAAAGAGGAGTAAAATTAAATGCAGATCATATAAAACCTTTTTCTTTATTTAAAGAACTTAGATTTGAAATTAATAACGGAAGAACACTATGTATACCATGTCATAAAAATACAGATACATTTGGCTCTAAAATAAATAAAAAATATGTTATATCAAAGTAATTCAGGAGACTTTAAGAACACAGAGGATATGGATACAGCATATATCTATAATGCTCTACAAAAAGCTAAAGCTAACCGACATCAAGGCAATATTGCAGTTTTAGAGGCAGAATTAGCAAAGAGGGAGGCTGAAAATAGCTCAAAATAGACAAAATAGGCAAAAAGGGGGTGGACGCCACCCCTAAAAGCCATGAGGGGGTGGACGATGAAAACCTATACACAGTATAGGTTTTCTCTCATTTTAAGCCAATCGTCCACCCCTCCACACTAACTTTAATAGGCTACAGGATAAAATATATATTCTCATTGTATAAGATGTTCACTAAAAGAGTATGG